GACGAACCCGCGCCGCTACGCCGTGGCTGGCTTAGGGAACTGGGGCATTGTGGAGGGGCTCATTTACGAGCACTGGCGGGAATCCCCGTTCGACCCGGCGGAAATCAGCCGGACGGGCAAGCTGGAATCCGTGTTCGGGCTGGACTTCGGCTTCACCAACGACCCGACGGCGCTGTTCTGCGGATTGCTGGACATTCCAGCGCGCCGCCTGTACGTCTTTGACGAGCTGTACGAACGGGGGCTGACGAACGACATGATTGCCAAGCGCGTGACGGCGATGGGCTACGGCAAAGTGAACATCACCGCCGACGGCGCAGAGCCGAAATCCATTGCCGAGCTGCGCGGCATGGGCTTGCGTATGCACAGCGCGGCGAAAGGTGCGGACAGCATCCGCAGCGGCATCCAGTGGATTCAAAATCTCGAAATCATCATCCACCCGCGCTGCGCGAATTTCATAACGGAAATCAGCAACTACACATGGGACAAGGACAAGTTCGGCAAGATGCTCGATGGCCCCATTGACGACTTCAACCACCTGATGGACGCCATGCGGTACGGGCTGGAAAGGTTCATTGTGGGGAAGAAGTGGACGTATTGATGGAGGACGAATGCGCAAGAGCGAGAAGGAAGCCCTGCAAGCCATGCTGGGCGATGAGCAGGAGACCATCAAGGCACTGGAAAAGGCGTACCAGCGGGCGCTCCGGCGCATCGACAACCACATTCGCATCCTCGAAAGCGACGAAATGACTCAATCGAAAATCTACCAGAAGCGCTATCAGGAGGCGATGAAAGCCCAAATCAACGCCGCGCTGGACGAACTGCACAAGAAAAGCAATCAGACCATCGAAGAATACCTGACGCGCAGCTATCAGCACGGCTACGTCGGCACAATGTACAGCCTGCACAAGCAGGGAATGCCGATTCTTGCGCCGATTGACCAGCGCGCCGTCACCCGCGCCGTCCGCACGGACAGCAAGCTCAGCGGGCGGCTGTACGGTGAACTCGGCGTGGATATGCAGAAGCTGAAGAAGACCATCTGTCGGGAAATCTCCATCGGCATCTCCATCGGCAGCGACTACAGCATGATTGCACGTCAGGTGCAGATTTCGTCCGGCATTCCGCTCAAACGCGCGAAGACCATCGTCCGCACCGAAGGACACCGCATTCAGCAGCAATCCGCCGATGACGCACGCAACGCCGCCAAGGGTCAAGGCTGCCAAGTCGTCAAGCAGTGGGATGCAGTGCTGGACGGCAACACGCGCACGGATCACCGCATCCTTGACGGGCAGATTCGCGAAGTCGGCGAGCCGTTCGAGATAGACGGCAAGAAAGCGGAGTACCCCGGCGCATTCGGGCGCCCCGAAGAGGACTGCAACTGCCGGTGCGTCGCGCTGACGCGGGCGCGGTGGGGGCTGGATGAAGCCGAATTGCAGACGATGAAGGACAGGGCAAAGTTCTTTGGACTGGACAAGACGGAGAACTTCAAGGAGTTTGAAGAAAAGTACCTGAATGCGGCGGACACCTTGAAAAAGCAAGGGGAAAGTGGTATAATTGGGGTTAGGAGCAGTGCCGCCCCAACGGCGCAAATCAGCCAGATTTACGTTGATGCTGTCAATTCCGGCAGCAAAGTGCTAAAAGTCGGGGGCGCTGATTGCGCTATATCGGAACAGGACTATGGGTTTTCGGATGGCACGACAAATGGCGTGAAGAAAAACTCCAAAGCTACCGTCTACACTTTGCAAGATGGGACGCGATTCGTCTTTCCCAAGTCCTATGACAAGAAAAAACAGACGCTTTCTCCTGATATCGCAATTTCAACATGGAATCGCGTTCCAGATAACCTCAGACGAAAAATACAGAAAGTTGTGGAAGTCGTAGATTACTACAACCCGCAAGATGCGATATGGCGGAAACGCTATAAGAACTTTACACATTCTTACGCTGTTGGCGGAGACACTATCACGTTTTTCAGGTCAAATTATCATGACCTTGATTATTTGGCGGCAACCTATTGCCATGAAGGTGGTCACTATATTGATTACACATTGCCCGGAACAAATCGTGCGAATCGATATAGTATACAATTGGATTGGCAAAATGCCATGGCAGATGACCTAAAAGCATCCGGCATGAAGTCATGGCGAGCTTACGGTGAAAACAGTCCTCTTGAAGATTTTGCCGACAGCGTCGCCTACTACACATTGGAGCATGACAAGTTCGCGAAACTGTTTCCTAATCGCACAAGACTTCTGGATACTATTTTGAAATGAGGAGGTTTTTTCATTGGCAACCTACAAACGCAATGACGAGGAAACGCCAAGCGGTGGCGCATATTCCGAGATTTATTATTTTGACGACGACGGGAACCCGGCTGATGAAGAAGAAGCAACCCGGTGTGTCATCAGAGAATGTGACAAGAACGGTAACTTGCTGAACGAAGTCTGGGGGACTGTCTAACGAGATCATTCCGCTGTAAAGTTTGCAAAGCACCCTGCCCCCCCGCAAGGTGCTTTTTTGATACGTTGAAAGGAGTGCGTAAACGTGACCATGACCAGAGAAGAACGAATCCAGCAAATCAGGGACTGCGGGCAGACCATCACCGAAAAGGCAGAAAGCATCTACGGGGATTATGCCTGCCCGTCAAACCTGCAGGTGGTCATTACCATGAAAGCGAATGAATTGCCGAACATCACCGTGAATCGGGAGTTTTTCAGCGACATCATGGTGGAACGCAATGGTGGGCATATCCAGTAACCGGCTTTGAACCATCTTTGAACCTTGTTTGAAACTAAAAATTGCAAGTTGCAAAGAGAAATTGCAACTTGCAATCAACTTAATTCGCGAAAAGCAGCCGCACACCCGTGCAGGCTGTTTTTTAATACATCCAAAAGGAGTGGTATCATGGACATCTCTACCATGGGAACGGTGCTGGCGATTGTCGTCATCACCTACCTGATTGGCTTGCTCTGCAAGTCGCTGGGCAGCATCCGCGATGAGCTGATTCCGGTCATCGTGGGCGCGGCGGGCGGCGTGCTGGGCATCGTGGGCATGTACGTCATCCCGGATTTCCCGGCGAAGGACGTGCTGAATGCGCTCGCGGTCGGCATCGTGTCGGGGCTCGCCTCGACGGGCGTGAATCAGGTGTATAAACAGCTCGGCAAAGCGGAAATTGACCCCGGTGGTGATTGACGATGGCATCAAAAACGGTCAGCGCGGCGGAGGTGGTCGCCCTCTTCCGCCGCGCGCTGGCGGAAAAATGGGGGTACATCTGGGGCGGCACGGGGCAGATTCACACGCAGCGCGCGCAGGACAGCGCCACCCGCGCGCAGACGATACGCTACGGGCAGCAGTGGGTCGGGCGGCGCGTTGCAGACTGCTCCGGGCTTTTCTATTGGGCATATAAGCAGTTAGGCGGCTACATGTACCACGGCAGCAATACCATGTGGAATAAGTACGCCGCCGCCAAGGGGGCATTGCAGGGCGGCAAGCGCACCGACGGTCAGCCGCTCAAGCCCGGCACGGCGGTTTTCCTCACCAAGGGCAGCGATCGCCACCACGTCGGGCTGTACGTCGGCGATGGCAAGGTCATCGAGGCAATGGTACGCTGACCAGCTATGTCAAGACGACCGACAAGAACACGCAGGAGATTACGATCGTCAAGCAGACGATGAACGGCATGAGCGGCACGCTGGGGACGAAAGTCAGCAAAGACGACGTGGTGGCGGTCATCAATCAGACGGCGGGCGCGGTCAAAATCAGCGCGAACTGCATTGATTTGGAGGGGTATGTGACGGCGAGCGAGTTTGAAACTGTTGCAGCGTATACGCAGGTATTCAAAGGCGGCGAAATCAGCGGTTTAACGATGGAAGCCGTGGAAGGTACGTTTTCGCATATTCTTGCGGACGATGGACGTATCCCTATGCTTACTGTGAGTAACGCTGGCGGTTTCGGCATCAACGTCGAACAGATGGGGCTGACTGTGTACGATAGCGGCTATCACACGTTTATCGTCACGAAAAACGGGGACGACTACACTTTCTACTTCGATAACTGCAAGATTTACGGCAACAAACTCACTTATCCGCAGGCAGAGACGGGAGAAAAAACGCTCTACATCGGCGGCTGGGAAAGCGGTTGGAGCATGGTAAGCGGAACGATTATGGACATCCGAATTTACAACAAGTGCATTGATGCTGATGCCGTCAGTGAACTGAATGACATTTTCGCCGCATCATAAAAACATGGGGGACACGCATGAGCCTTGACACCATCATCGTCGCCGCGATTTCCCTGCTGGGCACGCTGGCATGCAGCTACTTCGCCAACAGCAAGACAATCGTCCTGCTGTCCTACCGCTTGGAGCAGCTGGAGCGCAAGGTGGAGAAGCACAACTCCGTCGTCGAGCGGACGTTCCAGTTGGAGAACAACGTGCAGACTGCGTTCAGCCGGATTGACGAGATCCGGGAAACGCTGCACGAGCATCAGGAGGCGTGAAAAAAGCCGGGATGGCGGCGGAGGGAGAAATCCTCTGCGGCTGTCCCGGCTCTTTTTCTGTGAATCACATCAATTTATACGAGGAAAGCGGCTGCTCGAACAGACCGCACATCGGCGAAGCTGGTCGAAACTGTCGCACCGCCGCGCAGCCACTCAAAAACGAAATTGGCTTCCAAGGTCAAGGGTTGATTGCACCGGTTGTATCTGAGGGCGTAGTCGCGCTTTTCGGGCGTATCCGCGAAGGAAAAGCTGAATGCACGCCGTCCTTTTCCCGCTGATAGGGGAGAATTGCCTGACCGAGCTTCAAATCGTCGCACAGTCCAGCGAAGGACATGTCCCGCGCATGGGCGCGAAGCCAGTCGGCGGTTTCTTCCTGTTTCAGATGCTCCGGCGTCTGGGCGGCATCCATACGCCAACGGTGTTGACCGTGTTCACGATGACTTGCGCGGGACTGCTGAAAATGTTGAGCCTATCCCATACTTTGTGTAAACCTCGAAAGTAGTGTATAATAGAAGCACGAGAATGGAGGTTTTCATATGGCAAGAAGGAAACGCACCACGGAAGAAAATGCCCGCAGGGAAAAGATTCGTGAGCTGCTGCAGCTGGCAAACATCGGCAGCATGGACGACATCCAGAGGCTGTTCAAGGAGACGATTGCCGAATTCATGGAAAACGGCCTCGATGCGGAGCTGGACGACGAACTGGGCTACAGCAGGTACGACTACAAAAACAAGAACACAGACAACAGCCGGAACGGACACAGCAGCAA